AATGAACCGTTAGGTCTAACTTCAGCTTTAAAGTAACCAGTATCGTTATACACCACGTTCATGTTTCTTATCTGCAAGCGTCCAACATTAATTGTTTCATCGTTGGAACGAATGACTTGCTCAGAGAAAATGTAACGCATGGTGTAAGGAATACCTGAATAGACAATGTTACCGTCCAATAAGTTTTGGACTACTTTATGTGCGCTTATCTTTGCACCAGTATTAGTTACAAAGATGTTATCAGGTAAGTCGCTTGTTATTGTAGCGTTGTAAGCTGTGTTGTTACTTCCTGCATCTAAGGTCACCTTTTGGCGGCGGTCTAGTAGAACAGGGAAGTTACCGATTGTTTCCTCGGTAGAGTCGTCTGTAGAGAATGTCATCTTTTCCAGGCAAATCTTACCGTCAGGATATTTCATCAACAGACGAATTTCAGATTTATCGAAGGCTACGTTTAATACTTCACCAGTGAAAGTCCAACGACTCCAACTTGCTTGCAGCTTCTCTTTGTTCTGCCAGTAATAACGATAAACATAAATCGTATTTGGCTGTGCGTCTGTGATTGCCAGAATAGTATCTTCGTTAGAAGAAGCTTCTAGCTTTGTAATGTTACCCTCGATGTATTTAGGGATGTGGGCTGTAACGTCAGCAGAGTCGTTAGTATCGTTCTCGGTATCAACGTAATACTCACGCAAACCTGCCCACTTACCACGCTGTACAGGGAAGAATACATATTTACCTGCACCAACTGGCTTAGCTTTTAGTGATGCCTCAAACTGAGTTGAAACGTCAATGGTTACTGTATCAGGAGCTAGGTACTCTTGAGAGCTTAGCTTAAACTGTGTCTGGTCTGAGAATAGCAATAACGATTCAGCGAATGGTACTGCGTGTCGTAGAATAGAGACTTGGTTGTTAGATACAGCTACATCAATAGGGTCAGTATCAAGTGTTGTTAAAACTGTTTTTCTGAAAAGGTTATAGTTCTCGAACTCACCTGTTTCAGATAAAATGATGTTTTCATCGTACAGCATACCGAGACGGTTACTGTGGAAGAATATATCGTTTATTGGTAGGTTGTCTTCTGCAAAGATTGGGAATGGATTTGTATCATCATCTCCGCACTTCCTCTCAGCCCAAGGCATCGGTTCAAATACATAAGTATCAGTACCAGTCCTTTTTAACTGATGTGGCATGGTTGTGTCGTCAAACTTGTAAGTAATGTCTGGCGCAACAGTTTCTTTCCATACGCCCTGACCTACTGTACCCGTAGACAACTTAACCCAATAGTCATCCTGACCTTTAGCGTTGTCACCTGTTATCTTTATAGTAAAACCATTTACACCGTCAGGTGGTAGCTTTTTAAAGTCCATTGTTTCTTCTTTAAAAGCTAAGAGATGGTTGTTACCACGAGAGTCAGCAACACCTACTTCAAAATCTGTAGCAGAATAAATATGTAATACATTGTTATAACGGGTGATGCTAATACCAGTAGGGGGAACAATCGATGACAACTGAGTAGCAATGTTATCAGTCTTAACACTAGCTTCTGCTGCGTTAGTGGCAGAGGTTGAATCGTTGGTTGAGTAACCTGTTTCGTAACTCTTATTTACCCATGTACCACCTACAGTTCTTAAACTTAAAGTATATGTGGTACGGTAATCACCTTGTTTAACATACACCAAACACTCATAACGGCGGTTAGCCGCTTGAAGTGGGGTTGTGTCAGGGTGAATTTGAACAGGTACTTTCTTATTAACGATGTATGTTACGTCAGCAATCGTTACAGCAGCTAAATCATCCATCGGAGATGTAGCCGAGGTTAAGTAACTTAAATCACCTGTTACAGTTAAGTCAGTTCCGTCTTTATCTAATAACTGTAAATTTGGAGTGCCGTTCTCATTAGTTATGACTAACGAGTTTAACGTCTCCGCATCTCTTCGTGAAGTATGGATAAATCCATTATCGACATTCTTACCTGTAAGAGTAGTCAGTTCTGCTATATGTTCTGTAGCAGGACGCTTCAACAATCCAGATACAACACTAGACAAAGCATTTTCTTGTAGCTGTGCCTGGGTACGCAATCGAAGAGAAGGTGGTTGCTGTGATACACCGTTAATCATATTGGGGATTGTCCCGTTGATTAACGCCATTAGTAAACCCTCTTTGTACCTACACGGTCAAACACACGGAATACATCATAGTTATTGGCGATGTTAAAATCCGCTGTTTCATTTTCAAAATCTTTTAATTGGATTAGAGCTTCCATTTCATCACCTTGGTGGAATGAATGAAGGTCTCCTGCACCAACAAGTTGGTCTTGAAGAATTCGAGCTGCTTTAACCGTGATGTAGCGTCTAGCTACGGCAGGAATATCTTCAAAATCTAATTCGTAAACAATATCCAGTTTAACTGAAGTATTGATTTTATAAGTATGGTTAGTTAGGTCATACATACGTTGACCACGTTGAGTTAAATCAAACTCAGCGTTGTGTTGCGGCATTGTATCCGCACGAATGGTATTCTTTGATAAAAGAATTTCACCTGAAAGTGTTGGGTCAACCTGAACATTTTTTTCACGGTTGAAATGCCAACCCTCTGCCTGAACAGAACGGTTAATCTGATTCAGAATAGTCTCAGCAGTCTCCGCTTCAACCAATCCAGAAGAAAGTCGGTTAACAGGAGCTTCACCAATGGCTGAGAGCATAATATTGACAGCTTCTAGCTTGGTATTTGGAGTCATTGAAACACCTCATAAAAAAGGGAGACCCCCGAAGGAGTCCCCCTGATTGAGAACGCTATTTAAGATTAAGCAGCATTCAAAGAGATAGCACACGCAGGACGCAATACATTGTGACCCATAGCATACTTAGCAACCATCAAAGTGCCTTGACGGTCAATTTGGTACTCAGACTCAACGCCCAAATCCATCAGCTTAACAGTAGCTGCTGCATCTTGAGTGAAGATAAGACCACGCAATGCAGAGTAGTCAGATTTGTACGCACCTGAACGAGACAATGGGTCTGGAGTTAGACCAGTAGTTGACTCATCAGTGTTAGGAATGTGGTTAGACATCAAGATTTTAACGCCACCAACTTGTGGTACAACGCCGCCTGATACTGAACCTGAACCACCAACGTCTTTGTTCAACCAAGTAGCTGAAGTAACGTCAGTAGCATTCAACAATGCGTAGTATTGAGCAGGAGGAAGAACACAAATCTTGTCGCCAGTTACGTCTTTCTTGTCGAACTCTTCAAGAGCAGCGTAGATAGCAGCAACAATCTTAGCACCGTCATTTGCGTCAGCAGTAACAGTACCGATGGTTACGTTGTTTGTGTAAACTTCGTCATCGAAAGAACCACCGAATTGAGCAGCAGCAGAAGCTGAGTCAACGATGGTAGAAGCTTTAGCAAGAATGCGAGCTACGTTCTTGTCAGCAGTGTTAGCCAATGCGTAACCTGCTTCTTTAGCGTAGATTGAACGCACGTCATAGTGGTTCATAGCTTCATCGATGTTTGCAATGAACTGTGAAGAAATCAACAGGTCATCTACAGTTACAACACGCTCACCGTGCTTGATAGCATCTGCTTCAATCAAGCTACCAGGAGTGTGGTACTTAGCTGATGCTGCGCCGGTTAGTGGGAACTGTGCGCTCTTACCATTCTGGATGGTGCGAGTACGGTGCAAAGGCATGAATACGTTACGCTCTTCAAAAGCGGTCAGTACTTCACCTGCGTAAAGTTTGAGGAACAGGGAACGAGCGTCACCTGCTGCGTTAGTTTGACCGAGTCGAGACACGGTCTGGTCTGTTGGAAATGCCATTTTGATTTACCTTTTAGTAAAGAATAGTTGAGTTTGTTGTTTTGTTTACTCAGCTTATCCGTCACATCCTTTTCTCTAAGATTGTCCTCCGCAGAGGGTCAAAGGTAATCATTCAGTTTGGTATTCGCTTAGTATAAAAAAGGGGGACTAAGCCCCCTATAAATGAGACAATACTTAGAACACGTTGGAACGCTTTAGCTTCTCAGCTACAGAATTCCGGTATGCGGGGTCATTGCCATATCTGGGGTCACGCATGGCAGCAGTTAGTTCTGCTACACTCTGAAACGCCCCGCTTGAAGACGGTGCAGCGTTACCTTGAACGAGTCGAGGTTCGTTGCCTACTTCAGAACGATACCGTGCGGCGAGTCCACTCACAGCAAATTGTGCAAGTGCCATATCACCAGACTCCACATTAGCGTTATAAGCATCAATTTCAGATTGAGATAGGTTGTTTGCAGCCCACTGAGTCATTTCAGCGTAACTATCAACTCCACCTACCATACTGAAAATTTGACTGGTTTGTTGGTCAACAAGGGCTTGCTGCCCTGAAATCCATGTATCCACCAATTCTCGGCTAAAACCTTTTTCTTCTAATGCCATATAAGCATCGTCAGATAGTTCGCCTGTTTCCGTGTATTCCTGTTGGAATGAGTTGAAGTCGAGTCCAACACTGTCAAGAGCCTGTTCTACGTCAGAAGCCTCGGCTTCGTTAGTTAGTTCAGTTTCCTCTTCTTCGTATTCAGAATCTTCTTCGTATTCAGTTTCTTGTTGTTCTTGTTGCTCACCTTCCTCAGAAGACCCAAGCTTACGCTCTAATGCTGCGTAAGCCTGAGCCATATCTTCTGCGGATGTGAACTTTTCAGGCAGCCATTCAGGGCGGTCAGGGTTATTAGCTTGTTCTAACGCTTCACCCTTCGCGAGCATTTCTGCTTCATAATCCTGATTTGGTTCTGCCTCTTCAAAAGTGTTCACAGTTTCTGTCATAAAGTATTACCCTTGTGGGTTCTCATTTGGTTGTTGATTCATCATAGCCTTAGCCATTTCTGGCGTAGCCTTACCTGCCATATCCTGCATAGTTCCCATCATCTGTGCGGCTTGTTGTTGATTTGCCGCTGCTTCAGCTTCTTGGGCTTTCTGCTCATCGGATTTAATTAGACCGTTAGTATCAATACCCAGAGATGCCCCTAAGCGGTCTATGTAATCTCCAATATTCATTTCAGCTTGGATAACTTCTGCACCCAAAGGCTGTAGATACTGGAGGAATGTGGCTAACTTATTTAAGTCTTGACCACGTCCTAAAGCTTCAAGACCAGTAACCACGGTTGGTTTAACTGTGTCTTTAGGCAACTTAGGCATTTTGCCAGTAGATTCTAAACGTGAGAGCAAGATGCTAATCAGAGGTTGTTGGAATTCCTGACTAAGAATTGAGTAAACACCGCCAAGTGCTGTCTCCAATTCCTGAGCCATGAAGCGTACTTCTTCTGCTGTGACACGCTCAGCGTTTCGCTGTACGGATGAATTCAACAAGAAAGCAAAAGATAAACGCTCAGTAATAGCGTTAGCAGTAGCTAGAGCTACCTGGAAGTCTGCCGACTTTTGTACCTGCAAAGTTGTGACATCATTAGCATCGCCATTAACAATAGCACCGTTAGGTGACTCAGCTAATGTACGGGCTTTAGTTGTGCCGTTTGGACGTACTAAGAATAGCACCTTAGCAGATGCCGCAGAACCTTCTACGATGGCTTGTGTTAGACCCTCTAGCGACTTTAGGTCACCGATGTAGTCTTCCACATAACCACGTCCATAATCCTCGCCATCGATACGAGAGAAGCGTAGAGGGATGAACGGGTTCTTATCTAATGGGTAAGTTCCTCGACTGTCGGGTACTTCGACTCCTGCGACTTCTTGGTGTACTTCCCATTTCTTATCTACACGCTTTACACAAGTATAAAGGTCTAGGTTTTTGTTTACTGGTTCGTCAGAACCTTCTGCCTTCAACAACTGCTGAGCAGCTTCTGGCAGCATTTTTGGAGAGATAGATTCTTTAGTGATTATCTCTAATAGGTTGCCCATAGCGTCACGTTTAACAACGTAACGGTCTAAGCGGTATACTTTCATACCTTCTTTTTTGGGAAGGTATACGAGCGAGTTTCCTGAAACGACTAATTGCTTTAGAGCCTCAAATACAGGAACACGAATAGCTGTCGCCTCAATCTCTTGAAGAGCAGCCCTTTCGATACGTCCTAACGCTTCTTCAACTTTACCACGGGCAGAATCTGCACCAATCTCAGCCAAGTCAAAATCGTCAATCATTAGACGGAAGAATGGGCTGTTAGGTGGTAAAAGTGAAAGTAGTAATTTACTAGCTAGGTTATTAACACCCCTAGCACCTACGCCCTGGAACGGTGTCTTATAAATGGTAGAACCAGTATGACCGTCAGGTGGCATTAGGTGAGGGATAGTTAATTCGGCTGCGTCTCTCGCTCTTTGAAGGAAAGTATCACGCTCAGATTCTAACTGAGCATATCGTCCGGCTGCGTAGCCTTGCCCTTCAAGGATTGCCATAATTTAAAACCTTAATTTGGTACGTTAACAGAAGCTCCAGTAGCACCACCAGTACCTACACCAGTACCAGTACCTGCTGCGTTAAGACCTGTGTTACCGTCAATTCGGAGACCTTTCTTACCCTTGCGCTTACGCTTCATCTTAGATGAGACTTTATCACTAGGAGGTTCTACATCATTGTAGCCAACAGGTGCTGCTGTTGATGGAGTATTGACTTGTTGAGCTTCTGGCTGACCACCCATAACACCACCAACTGCGCCAACTACGCCTTTAACTACTGATTTAGCTACGCCCACGACAGACTTAACTACTGATTTAGCGGCTTTGAAAATCTTCTTGAAGAAGAACTCAGGGTAACCAGTTTCAGGGTTAATCTTATTTTTCTTGTTACCTGCGATGAACTCTTCTGGGTCTACGCCTTGGTCTTCAAATACTTGGTTTAAGATTTGGCGCAACATACCCTTGTCAGCGTCCAGTAACTCGACAGGTACAATCATTTCACCTTTTGTTAGGTGAGCTAGTAGGGTATCACCCCCACGACCTTTTTTTGGTAACTCTTTTTTTACCTGCGCTTCAGTTTTCTTTTTCTGATATTTAGCTGTATTTGCCATAATTAATTTCTCTTCATTTGCAAGCCACTACCCTTCTTAGAGTCAGCAACTTGAATAGTATCTTCTGGGTTATAACGTAGACCTTTCTTGCCTGAAGCAATCTTGTCTTTCTTCTCAGAAGGTTTATTACTTTCTTCAAAAGCAGTGAGTAATTCGGCAGGAGGTGACGCAGGGGCTGCTGTAGCCGCCGGAACTGGAACTTTTACATCCGGCATCTTAGGTGCGAGACACATATTTAATCCTCATATATTTCTTCGTATAGCTCCTCCAATTTCTGGAGAACGCTCTTCTGCCCCTGCAAATACCGTAAATCTTCAATAGTTACGTCACGGCTAGTGGGCAGGGTATCGGGGAACAACTCTTTTAGTTTGTCTAATAAACCTTTGGTAATACTTAAATTATTGGTTAAAACTTTCATAAAGTGTCCTATAGGTGCTTAGTTAGCTCCAACCCCAATCACCCGCCATACCGTCAGCGTTGTAATCAGTTACAGTGCCTTCAAAGAAATTCTTGAAGCTGTCGCCATTTAGAACCCAATCTAGCCACGGTAACGGGTTTTCTTTGATTTTCCAGTTACCTTTGAGTCCAAGCTGAATGAGCCGTCTATCGGCAATATATCGAATGTACTGCTTAACTTCTTCCGCAGTAATACCTTCCACGTTACCCATCTCAAACGCCAGTTCAATAACCTTATCTTCAAGCGCAACTGCATCACGAAACATCTGGTAGATGTCTTTTTTAAAATCGTCTGTAACCACTTTGGGGTGTTCATCACAAAACTCTCTAAATAGTTTAACCATGCCTTCGCAGTGCATCGTTTCATCACGAATTGACCACTCGACAATCTCACACATCCCACGCATTTTCCCGAAGCGTTGGTAATTCAACAGCATTACAAAAGCTGAGAAGAGGGACATACCTTCATTCAACACAGAACGGGCTATCGATTTAGCTAGTCCAGTATGACTATGCACATCAATATCGCCCATGAAATCTACCTTCTCCTGCATCGCTTTCACTTCTGTGAAGGCTGAATACTCTTCTTCTGGTAGACCTAGTGTATCGTTCAACAGTGCATAAGCACGTTGGTGAATGAACTCACGATTAGCAAAACTTGTGAGCATTGCTCGGATTTCATTGTTCTTAAACTTTTGTAGGTAGTATTCAATATAGTTAGTACCTACTGCCACGTCTGACTGGGTGAACAATCGCAGAATCTGAGTGATGTGGTTCTTCTCATCTTTCGATAATTTACCACCCTGCCACTGTGTGACATCATCATTCAGCTTTGCTTCCCACTCACCCCAGTGAATCTTCTCATGGCTTACAGCGTAATCAACCGCCCAAGGATAATTGAACGGTTTGTATACAACACTACTTTCCAACAATGGCATTACAATTCTCCACAACAAGTTTTGCGTTTTCTACTGCGGCTGCCATCGGTGTGCCTTTAGTCATAAGGATAGCTGCAACAATCGCTACAGCGTCTGGATTAATTGTAGCCTTTGGAGTAGCTACAGGTTTCTTCATCACTTTCTTTTCAGTCATTTAATAATTCCTCAATAATCTCACCGCACTTCTTAGCGATAATTTGATGTTCTAATTGTGTACCATTGGCTGAGCGTAACTCGATGTAATGCAGCCATGAGCGTAGAGTACCACCCATGTACATACGGCTAGGGGTCATACCCTCTGGTAACACTGCACGGGCTTGTTCTTTTGCAATGTCATTCTTCAATGCCCATTGGTAGGCAGACCAAGCTTGCTCCCACACACGGTTCTGGTGTGCTTCAAAGAAGGCAAGCTTCTGTTGGTCTGTGTTGGGGGTGCTGTTTTGTCGGTTCTGCTTATCCTGTAAACGCCCTTCCCTTAACTCAGGACAAGGGGCTACTTCTGCATAACGCTGACTAAACTCCTGAAAGGAGAAACTACGATGTCGAAGGATTTGACGTGCAATATCTCTAGTCGTATTTATTTCCATTAAGACATGAACCATCTCAAACGGTGACCAGTGCTTATTATCTTTGAGATATTCAAACAGCTTAGGGGCTGTAAGTTTATTCATCTGGTTATCTGGATTAGATACCCTAGCACAGTACACAACTAAATCTTTGATTGAGTCTACACCATCCACAAGAGGGACTGTACATCCGACTAATTTAACTTCGTTCATAGTATTCCATAAATGTTTTAATTACTTCTGCTGCGACTTGCGGGACGATTGCGTTACCGCTTCCCCGCAGTAAGCCC